ACCTTGGTTTTGTTTCAGATAATCCCTCATCTGTGGAAGCTATCAAGGCAAGTCACGAGAATCTTCGTCTTGCTGGTCGAAAGGCTCAGCGGTCACTAGGTGCTGGATTGCTAAATGTGGCTTATGTTGCTGCTTGTTTGAGAGATGAGTTTCGTTATGCTAGAAGCCAATTTGTAAGAACCACAGTAAAATGGGAACCATTGTTTGAAGCGGATGCCAATACAATGACTATGATTGGTGATGGTGTTGTGAAGCTAAATCAAGCATTACCGGGTTACATCAATGCAGAAACAATTCGTGATCTTACAGGTATTGCTGGAGATATGTCTGCTAAACCTGTTGTAGAGATTCCACAAACATCGTCTAGTGCTGAATCTGGAGTAGATAAACAGAAAAACAGGATTATTTCAACCTATGAAATTACGTCTCTTTTAAGTAATTACCAAAAAGGTGTTTTATCGAAAGAAAATGCTATTTCTTTGTTAGTCTCAACCGGAATCAACTCTACTGAAGCGGAAGAAATGCTGAATAGAACAAAAGTTTTGGAGCAAGTAGATGAATGATGAGATTGATGTACTACCTAAACTTCTGGAAGAAGTAAAAAATGAATTCGAGTTTGCTTATGGTGAAAGTGAGATTATTCGAAATGCTTTCGCTAAACTGAAAGCCCAAAAAGCAACTTACAAAACAGCAAATGAGTTTGCGATTGAAATTGGTGAAATTCTTTCTAAGGCTCTAGGATCTTCTATAAGCGCTGATAAACTACCAAACGGTAAAATGTACTACAATATCGCTCAGCGCTTGCTGACGGACGTGCTAGGACGAAATTACGAGCTTGTGAGTGGTTATGCTAGTGATGTCCAGAAGAATTTGAACGATAAAGCCAAAATCGGTCTCAAAGTTCAAGTTCCTGAACTAAATAAGGACCGAATAGCTGGCATTGTCAATCGCTTTTCATCTGAGGATAATTTCGAGGATGTCAGTTGGTTGCTAGATGAACCTATTGTGAACTTCACACAGTCTATTGTTGATGATAGCATTCGTGAGAATGCGGAGTTTCATCATAAAGCTGGATTACAACCAGAGATTGTCAGAACATCTTATTTTCATTGTTGTGAATGGTGTCAAGAAGTCGAGGGGAATTATAAATATCCACGAGTCCCAAAGAACGTTTTTAGAAGGCATCAGCATTGTCGTTGTATTGTAGATTATGATCCTAAAAACGGAAAAGTTCAGGATATTTGGAATAAAATTTGGAGAAAAAAAGATGAAAATGTTAAAATAGAAGTAAGAAAAGACATAAACAAAGATTTGCAAATGAGTGAAGTGAGAAAGCTAGCTCTTCAAAATGGGATTCTTTCAAATCCTATTAAGAAAAGTCGTAAAAAATTAACTGAGGAACAAATTATCGAAGCTGTTGGTGGTGGAGATATGACACTAGGATCTTGTTCGTCAGTAGCATTTGCATATATTGGAAACAAAGGTGGCTATACTGTCTTAGATTTTAGAGGAGGAAAGAGTTGTGATTTCTTTTCTCGAAATAGTAGAATTGAAATGATTGGGAGTCTTCCAGGAGTTAAAATGCATGTTGCTAAACATACAAATGATTTTACTGCAGTAAAAGAATTGTTGGAGAAAGTAGAAAGTGGGAATGAGTACTACTTAGCAACAGGTAAGCATGCAGCTATTATAAGAAAAAATGAAGGTCGTTTCGAGTTCTTGGAACTTCAAACAGAAACGTTAAATGGTTTTAAACCGTTTAACAATATTGTTCTGAAAGAGAGATTCAAAGGTCAAAAGTCTCACGATGCAGTTGGGAGAAGATATGATGCAAAGAGTTATCTCATTGATGTGAACTCGTTGAAAGATAACCCTGAATTTCACAAGATATTGAGTTTTATCAATACAGCAGATTCTAAACAAATGAAAGGGGATGAGGGGCATGAAAAATGATTATGATGAAGTGAACTGGTCCGATTATTGTTATAAAGAAAATGATGGCGATAAAACTTGGTGGGTTGATACATCATGGTTTGCTAAAGGCTTGATGCTAATCACATTCAACAAGAAAAAATTCTATAATCTTTTTGAAGATTATCCTCATAATATGAGTTCAGAAGAGATTGAGATCTTTGATAAAGAAAATCCGTTTTGGGCCGATTTCTTTTCGGACCGAAAATAAGAAATTTTAAGCACTCGTAAGGGTGCTTTTATTGTGCTTTAGTTTAGGAGGTGATCCGATATCTCCCAGCGATAGGGTTATCATGCGATGACGATTGAAAGGAAATTAGAATGGCTAGGAAGAAACTTGGCAATCAGAATCCTACTCAATCGGTGATTTTAAAATACGTCAAGAAAAATTCAAGAGCTAAGGAAGCGATAGAACTTTACGAGCGGACAGGTCTTTCTTGTTATGCCTGGCAGAAAAATCTTTTGTTACCGATGATGGCCATTGATAAAAATGGACTTTGGGTGCATCAGAAGTTTGGCTATTCAATTCCACGTCGTAATGGTAAATCAGAAATCCTCTATATTTTTGAAATTTGGGGGCTACATAAAGGATTAAATATCCTACATACTGCCCACAGAATTTCTACCTCTCATGCCTCATTTGAGAAGGTTAAACGATACCTTGAGAAAATGGGGTATGTGGATGGTGAGGATTTCAACTCCATTCGAGCTAAGGGACAAGAAAGAATTGAGCTATATTCAACAGGTGGTGTTATTCAATTCCGTACCAGAACATCAAATGGTGGTCTTGGTGAAGGATTTGACATGCTGATCATTGACGAGGCTCAGGAGTATACAACTGAGCAAGAATCTGCTTTGAAATATACAGTTACGGATAGTGAGAACCCTATCACAATTATGTGTGGAACACCTCCAACACCTGTATCAAGCGGAACCGTCTTTACTAAATATCGTGAGACTTGTCTTTTTGGGAAAGGAAAGTATTCTGGCTGGGCTGAATGGTCGGTTTCTGATGAAAAGGAAATTGACGATGTGGAAGCCTGGTACAATTCAAATCCATCTATGGGGTACCACTTAAATGAGCGTAAGATTGAAGCAGAGCTTGGTGAGGATAAGTTGGACCATAATATCCAGCGTTTGGGATTCTGGCCAACATACAATCAGAAATCTGCTATTTCCGAAACTGAGTGGAATGAACTCAAGGTGGATGATGTCCCAGAGTTAACTGGGAAGTTATCTGTTGGTATTAAGTACGGACAAGATGGAACGAATGTAGCGATGAGTATTGCTGCTCGTACCAAAGATGGTCGTTTCTTCGTTGAAACCGTCGATTGTCAATCCGTTCGTAATGGAAATGAGTGGATGGTAGCTTTTCTGCGACAAGCTGATGTATCTCAGATTGTAGTAGATGGTGCAAGTGGTCAAAAGATCCTTGATGAAGAGTTGAAAGATTACAGAATTAAGAATGTGATTCTTCCTACGGTGAAAGAAATCATCGTAGCCAATTCTCTTTGGGAACAAGGTATTTATCAAAAAACCATCTGTCACGCTGGACAACCATCTCTATCAAAGGTAGCTACTAACTGTGATAAGCGAAATATTGGCTCAAATGGTGGATTTGGTTATCGATCGCATTTTGAAGATATGGATATTTCTTTGATGGATAGCGCTCTGCTTGCGCATTGGGCTTGTGCTACGACTAAGCCTAAGAAAAAGCAAAAAATCAGTTATTAAAAACAGCAGTCTAGTGACTGCTTTTTTTGATGCAAAAAAATTACCGAACTGCCGGGGAAGCAGGAGAAAGGAGACATGAGAATGTCAGAATTTAAACCAATCACTACACAAGAAGAATTTGATGCTGCTATTAAAGGGCGCTTATCTCGAGAGAAAGAGAAGTATGGCGACTATGATCAGCTCAAGTCTCGTATTGCAGAATTGGAAGAAGAAAATGTTGGCTTGAAGTCAACAATTGAAGCTAGTAATCGAAGTAAGGCAGATGCTGACAAGCAACTTGAAGATTTGCAGAATCAAATCGCTGGTTATGAGACGGCTAGTCTGCGAACTCGCATTGCATTGAAACATGGACTACCTTATGATCTTGCAGATCGTTTGCAGGGAAATGATGAAGAAAGTTTTGAAGCGGATGCAGAGCGTTTGG